GGGTTGGATCAGGAATGATCAGCCTTGGCCTTGGAGTGAACTGAAAAGCGTCAGGTTCCGCGAGGCGGATGGTTATGAAGTTTTGAACGATTGGCCATCAACGTTCTTGCAGCCTGATGACACCCACTATCGCATTGTCGGCTGAAAGGATCAGGTTATGCTTGAATCATTCGAGAAAGATGTGGTGGTTTACAAGGCGATCAATCTGGCCGCTGAGCGTGGTTTGCCGTTTCCGACGTGCGACCAGCTTAGCGAGCTGTTGGACATTACGGGCGACGGCGGACCCCCGCCCAGTTCAACTGTGCTGATTGTCCAGCGGCTTGAACGTCGCGGCCACATCGCAGTTAGGCGATTCCAAAGGGATCGAGAAGCGACTATACTCGAAACCGGAAAGCAGACGGCGCCGGCGAAGAGCAGGGCGCCTCATTGGCGGGAACGCGAGGCTCATCGTGGTTGAGTATTCCACTGAGATTGTAGATCGTATCTGCGAGCGTATCGCGGATGGTGAGAGTCTGCGTTCGATTTGTGCTGATGATGATATGCCTTCAACAACGGCTGTGATGAAGTGGCTGGCGAATGATGCGGCCTTCGTTGCACAGTACGCGCGCGCACGGGAAATGCAGGCCGATGTGATGTTTGATGAAATTCTCGACATTGCTGATGACGGACGCAATGATTGGATGGAGCGTCGTGATGAAGAGGGCGGCAATCTAGGTTGGAAAGAAAATGGTGAAGCGCTGAATCGATCTCGCATCCGTATTGATGCGCGCAAATGGATGGCTGGTAAGCTGCGGCCGAAGAAGTATGGCGACAAACTAGCTCTTGAGCACGATGTGACTGACAAGCTTGCTGATCGCTTGGGCCGAGCTGAGCATCGTGGCTGATACGGAGTCCCGTTTGATTGACTTGATCAAGGATTGCTGGGGCGATCCGCTCAAGTTCGTTAAGGTTGCGTTTGACTGGGGCTATGGCGATCTGGCTGGCTCAGATGGTCCCGACGAGTGGCAGACGGAGTGCTTGGGCAAAATCAGGGATGCGATCAGCAAGCGCGAGCGTGGTCAAGTCACACGCGTTGCCGTGAAGTCAGGGCGTGGCATTGGTAAGACGGCCGTTGAGTCCTGGCTTTTGCTGTGGCTTATGAGCACGCGTCCGAATTTCGCGGGCTTCGCCACCGCTAACACGGCGGACCAGCTTAGCGACAAGCTCTGGCGCGAATTAGCGCTGTGGCACAAGCGCGCGATCAACGAGCATTGGTTCACTTGGACGGCCACCCGCTTTTACGCGAACGAAGCTAAGGAGACATGGGGCGTGGATGCCCTACCTTGGCGCGAGAACAACCCTGACGCGTTGGGCGGTTTGCACAACGGCGGACGCGGTCAGTGCGCTGTGGTGGACGAAGGCTCGGGTGTGCCCGCCTCGATCTACGACGTGATCGACGGCACGATGACGGATGAAGACAGCTTCATCTTCGTTTTCGGCAATCCGTATCGCAAATCTGGCCGGTTTTATGATCTGTTCACGCGGTTGCAGCATCGCTGGCTGACGTTGACGGTTGACAGTCGCAAGGCACGTGCGACCAACAAGCTTGAGATACAGCAGCGGATCGAAGATAACGGGCTCGATAGCGATTTCGTCAAGGTCAGCGTTTTAGGCGAGTTTCCGGAAACCGACGCGCAGACGCTGATTCCGTTGCCGTTGCTCGAGTCCGCTCAACGCCGCGATGTTGCCGACGAGGTTCGGCAGGCCGTGCGCCCGATCTGGTCTGTTGACGTGGCGCGCTTTGGTGATGATCGAACGACGGTGGCAAAACGCCAGGGCCGCGTGCTGCTAGGCGATGTGACAGCCTGGCGTGGCCTCGACACGATGCAGACTGCCGGCCGGGTCAAAGCCATGTACGACGAATGCACCACAAGCGAGGTCCCCAGCCATATCGTGGTGGACGTGATAGGTATCGGCGCTGGTGTGGGTGATCGGCTGCGTGAAATGGGCTTGCCTGTGGTGATGCTCAACGTAGCCGAGAGCCCGGCCGTGCAAGCCAAGTTCCACAAGCGTCGTGATGAACTTTGGTGGGCCATGCGAGTGTGGTTCGAGGGCTTGGACGTGAGTGTGCGCGACAAGGAGCTTGTGGGCGAGCTGGCCGACGTGACGTTCGGCTACACATCCACGGGCTTGATTCGCGTCGAGCGCAAGGATGATACAAAAGAGCGGCTGGGGCGCTCGCCGGACAAGGCTGACGCGCTCATGGGCACGTTCGCGGTGTCGCCGGTTCAGGTTGAGCGGATGCGGGATCGCTATGAGCGGGCACGGTATCGTGGTGAAAGTGCGGGAGCTTCGGCATGGGCGGGCTGATTCAACCCCGCTAGCCGCCATGCGACCCGCCATGCATGGCCGACCCGACCGCCTTCGCCAATCTGGCGTCTTTTTGCGAGCATAACGGTTGTAAGCCCTGCTTTCGAGCGGAGACGCTTGAGCCAGGTGGAGCGGTTTCGTTCTCGCTGTCAGCCGTGCGTGTAGCCGATGGCAAACGGCTCTACGATCTTCGCGACTCTCGCGATTGGACGGACGCGGAAGCCGCCGCAACCGATCTAGCGACACAGGCACAGGCCCAATGGTGGCCGAGTGTCTAACTTGGTCGATCCCAGCCCGGTAGCCCCCGACAGCAGCGAACCCACCGGGCCTGAGGCGGCCGTTGACCCGGATGGTCAGCTTTTCGCCAAGCTCAAGGCATGGACGCTGGCGGCACGCGATCATCTAGCCGATTGGCGGCAAGAGGCGGAAGAAGCTTTTGAGTTCTACAACGGCCGGCAATGGACGGACGAAGAACGGCGTATTTTCGAGAGCGACGGCCGCGTTGCGCCTATTTTCAACCTGACCGCGATCAACGTCGATGCGGTGTGCGGGCTTGAGGTCAACAATCGCCAGGACGTGAAATACCTGCCCCGCACGGAGGGCGATGTTCAGATCAATGAGTTGCTGTCCGATGCGGCCATGTGGATCAGGGATCAAGCACAGAGCGAGGACGAAGAATCCGACGCTTTCCGCGATGCCGTCGTGACGGGCCTTGGCGTAACAGAAACCCGGCGCAGCAATGATCCGGATATCACGGTTGACCGCCGCGATCCGACTGAGTGCTTCTACGATCCGACCGCCAAGAAGCCGAACATCATCGACCGTCGCTTCGGCGGTCGCATCGTCATGCTCGACGTAGACGAGGCCTTGGACATGTTTCCGGGGCAGACGGTCCAAACGCTGCATGCGAAATGGGCCCAGCTTGGGCTCAAGGATGACAAGCCCGGCACGGAGCAGATCGACTATCCGCTAAGCCAGCCGTCAGCGCCGATCGGGGACAAGGATTGGAAGCCTAAGAAGATTTGCTTGGTCGAGATTGAGTGGGTCGAGTTCAAGCAGGGTCAACGCATCAAGCAGCAGGCGTTTCTAGGCGCGACCACTGTGCTTGAGGTCAACCCGCTTGAGGCGTGGGCCTATAACTTCATGACGGGCAAGCGCGACCGCAAGAAAAACACGTGGTACGGCATCGTTCGCGCGCTTCGTGACCCGCAGAAGCTCATCAACAAGTTTCTGGCGACTGTAACCCACATCATGGCGACCAATGCCAAGGGTGGGTTGATATATGAGCGCGGTGCCTTCGTGGACCAGCGCCAGGCGGAGAAGGACTGGTCCAACCCGCAGAAGAATGTGGAGGTTGTTGAGGGCGCACTGTCGGGCGAACGTGTACAGCCCCGTGTTGCCCCGCCCCTCCCCGCTGGTGCAATCCAGCTTATCGAGTTCGCGATCGGCAATATCCGCAATATCAGCGGCATTAACGTCGAGCTTCTAGGCGCTGCTGACCGCGATCAGCCGGCGAGTTTAGAGCTACAGCGCCGGCAGTCGGCCGTGACGATCCTGGCTTCTCTTTTCGACGCCAAGCGGCGGTATCACAAGGAACAGGGCCAGACGCTGCTAGCGTTGATGCGCACGCTGCCGCCGGAAACGTTGGTGCGCGTGACGATTGACCAGCCGCCGCCGATGCCGCCACAGCCTGGCATGCCACCAGAACAGGTTGCACAGGCTCAACAGCAGCAGCAACAGGCGCAGAAGCAACAGGTATTCGCGAAGCTTGGCTTGGTGGCGCAGGCGCTGTCCGATCCGGCGGCCAAGTTCGATGTGATCGTTGATGAGGCGCCGTCGTCGCCCAATCAGCAGCAGCAGATTACGGCTACGATCGCCCAGCTTGTTTCGCATGGGATGCAGCTTCCGCCGCAGGCTCAGGCGATCCTCGTCAAGTCCGTGGGGCTGCCTGATACGGTGGCCGACGAACTGGCGCAGGCGCTTGGGCAGGGGCAGCAGGACCCACAGGTGGGGCAACTCAGCCAAGCGCTGCAACAGGAGCAGCAGAAGGGTGAGGCGCTTCGCCAAGAACTGGCGGGCGTGAAGATGGACCGCAGCATTGAGCAGGATAAGGTCAACGTTGACCGCATGAGGGCGGCGACGGAGCAGACGAAGGTCAATGCTGATGCAGTCGCCAAGACAGGCGGCGTGCCACAGCCCGGCGGCCAGATCACGCCGTTGGCCGACATACTTCTGAAACTACAGCAGGACGTGCAAGACATCGGCACGGTGATCGCCCACAGCGGCATGATTCAACGCCCCGCCCCGCCCATGCAGGGTGCGCCTGCTCACTAGAGAGAAGGGCAACATGGTAGCATCTGTAAGCAGGGCCAAGCTTCCGACACTGGAAAACGGCACGCTTGTCACCCCCATGTTTACCCGGCCGGTCGATGCGAACGGCGACGATATGGGCGGCCTCGCCTACCAGCTTGCAGGCCAGTTCGGTGGCGCTGGCGACACGATAAACGCCAACGCGAACGGCACGGCACAGCGAGTTCAGCGCGGTTCCTACATTTGGGACGCGGTTTTTAGCGGCACCAGCCTACAGCTTCAGGTCTTGGCGTCCGATGGCGTGACGTGGCGCACGCTCGCCACGCTTAACGCATCCGGCACATTCGCTGGCACGCTTCAGATCGGCCTCGGCAGCCAGGTTCGCCTAGCCAATCCCAACGGAACCGCCCTTACCGGCGTTTGGTCGAGTCTCAGCTAATGCCATACAGCTACAACACCGGTCAGACGCCCGCTGGTATTGCGATCACCGGCACACCTACGTCGGCACAGGTGGGGCAGCCCTATGCGTGGGCACCCGCGACGAGCGGTGGCTTCGGCAACCCGCGCTTCACGATCACGGCGGGTAGCTTGCCGGCTGGACTGTCGCTTGATCCCTTCTCCGGCACCGTCTCGGGCATCCCCAAGTCTGCGATCAGCGCGTCCGGCGTCGAGATCACCGCTACGGACGCTCAGAGCAGCGCGCCACTGTCCAATCTGACCTTTGCCGTGGCTGCGGCCAACACGGCACTGATGATCGCTGGTGTGCCGCCACAAGGCACGCCGGGGTCCAGCTACACCTTCACGCCTACGGTCAGCGGTGGCGCTGGCACGAAGCGGTTCTCACTCATCGGGCAGCTTGATCCGGGCCTTACATTCGATCGGACGAGCGGCACGATTAGCGGCACGATCCAGAACGCGGGCGCGGCGTCTTTCATCATGCTGGCGGAAGATAATACGGGGCGGGCGTTGCTGGCCGGCGCTGTTGTTGCGCCTAATCCAGCTGGTGGTGTGACTCCGCCTCCTCCGGTAAGCTTTACTCCGCCGGTCAACACAGCCGTTCCTACGATCTCAGGTACCGCTCAGATCGGCCAAGTCCTTACCGCCTCTCTCGGCACGTGGACGGCTCAATCGGGCGTCCAATACCTTTACCAGTGGTTTTACGCAGATACCGGCTATTACATCCGTGATGCGTTTAATCCCACATGGTTGGTGACAGGCGCGGATTGGGGCTACAAGCTTAGCTGCCTGGTCATCGCGGTAAATCCAGATGGCACCTACGCAAGCGCCACGGCTGCGTCCACAAACCCGGTTAACAAACGGCTGGGCGTTGATTTGTTCGCGCAGGGTACTCAGAACTATGGCGCAAGCCCCAAGACGGGCTTCGGTCAGGCTCGCACGCCGTCGAATGGCTACCTCTCAGGCAGCATCGGCAGCGGCGTTGACGTGCTGCCGGCCGGTGGCGTGTGGACGGTCGAATATCTCGTAACCGGCACCACGATCACCGCCCTTCGCGGATCGGCGTCATGTGACAGCCGCTTGCAGCTTGGCGTCGATGCCAACGGCATTCTGTATGCATCCTATCGTGACACGACCGGAACTGATCAGTATTTCAACGGCCAGACATCGACAGGCGGCGGCACTAATCCGACCGTCAACAACGGCGTAACGCACCACGTCACCTTGAGCGTGGACGCAACCGGCGGATATCTTGGCTTCGACGGCACGATCGTCGGCGTCAACACGGCGGCTCCGTCTACCGGTCAGGGTAGCAGCACCTTCCGCGTGGCCTCGCTTAGCCCATCGAGCAGCCGTGGCGATCTGACACACGATGAGTTCGCAACGTGGTCGGGCGTGGCTCGGTACAAGGGCGCGCTCGGTTCGACCTATGCCGTGCCCACCGCGCCCTACACTGGCAACGAGGGCATGTTCGCGCTCTACCACCTCGACGGCAGCGGCGCAGCGGCGACCACTGTTATTACCACCGCGCCGGCCGCCTTGGCATCGAACACAGCCGCTCCCGTAATCAGCGGCAACACGGTTGTCGGCCAGCAGCTTATGGCGTCCACGGGAACTTGGGCCAACCTGCCGCTGAACTTCTCTTTCCAGTGGAACTATGCTGACACCGGGCAGCCTGTTCCGACGAATGGCTTTTCTCAATTCTATGTGCCGGCGTCTTACGACCAAGGCCGCAAGCTGACTTGCACCGTGAAGGCGCATACGACGGGCGGCCTCGTTCCGATCACCACGGCTGCCAGCGCAACCGTAGGCGCGGCAGTGGCCGTGCGTGCCGTGTCCTTCACCAATCGCTTTACGGCTTCAACTGGACAGTCCGGCAACGGAAATAATGGAGACTATAAGCAGCAATCACGTCATTACCTCGGATTTAGCACTCACTCGATATATGAAATCCAAGCGGGTTTGCCGCTGTTTTCTCATATTGCTACGGGATCCGGGGTTTATGGGACTGAAGTCCCCCTGCCGCCCAATGCCCGCACGCAAATCCGGGGTTACTCAATAGGGTACGGCACCACCAACGATCCATCAAAGGCAACGTGGGTTCTTGGAACAACTGTTTACGGTCAGGCAAATTATACTATGTCCGGCGCTCAAGATGGCGCCGGGGTAATTACAGATCCTCTTGTGTCGCTGGCAAATGAGATTCCGGCTGGAATGCACATATGGATCATGCTTGACGCCGACCATCTGGACGGAACGTTCGCCAATGGCCCACTAAGCAATAACATTGCTCTTGAGGGATGGAACACCGGCAACACGAACATCGCCGCACTTACCAATGGAGCTCCCATGGCGCAGGCGCTCAACGGCGGTGTTTTCGCCCCATGGTTTGTAATTGCTAAGAGCAGCCAGACCCGCAAGCCGGTATATTTCAACACCGGCGACAGCATCGACGTTGGTGATTTTGGCGATATTCAAGCGCTCGGCTTCGATCAGTATTTCAACAGCGGCCACATGCGTCGTGGCCTTGGGAGCTTCTCCGGTAACGGCCCTCGCTACGGCATCCATGCCATGGTTAGCGGCTCCAATCCGGCCGGCATTGTTCAAGGAACGATGACTTCTGGTTACTTAGGTAACTTACCGCTGAACTATACTCCTCCCACCCAGCCGCCAATATTTGCGGTTCCTAGTGGTAGGACTTCAATGTTGTTTGCTGTTCAATCAGTCAGTCAGACTGGCGCGGCAATCGTACTTGAAGGAACAACGGATGGGACCAACTATACCCCAATCGTTCCGAACGGCGCTGCCAGCAGTTCGATCACCGTGGATGGAACGTACACCCTAAATGTAAGCGGCTATGTGAGCATCCGGGGCCGTACGGTGACGACTGCCGGTGTCTCAACCACGATTGCCAGCATCATTCCCGACACGGTAGCGCATCAAGCGCTGCTGCCTGGCGGTCTGATGACGCTAAAGATGCAGCTTATGGCAAAAGCGCCGAACGTGCCGTTCGACGACGTAATCAGCGAACATGGCACAAACTTTGGTTTCGCCACTCGCGGTGTGCCTTACGTTGATACGGGCACCGCCAACTACAACTACGCAATGACTAAGTACGGCGCAGTTCTGCGGACGATGTGGGGGTGGAGTCGCTTCGTCCACCAGTGCACCATTATTCCGAAGGGGCTTGGCACCACAGACGCGTTCACCACAACAACCGGCCAAACCGGCAGCTTTTCCGCTATCTTCCCGGCGTTCAATGCCGCACTTCGAAGCAATCTACTCGGAGGCATGTTCACTTCGTATATCGATAACTGCGCCGTTCTTCGTGCAGGAACAGACGATACGAAGGCCCGCATCTGGGATGGTGATGCAGGTAGCACCCTCACGCAAGGCGGCTTGAACGTTAACTATGTCTATGTGGCGGACACGACTCGCTACACTGTGGGCGACATCATCGTGATCGACCCCGCTGGCATCGGTAAGAGCGACATCATCGGCGTCAACAAGTCGATCATTACCAGCATCAACTCGTCTACGGGTCAGATGTTTATGGATCGCCAGATCAACTACACTGGCGCGGCTGCTGGCGCTTCGGTGCGTGGCGACTTCTGGTGGGATAACGGGATCGTCCACCCGTCGCGGCAAGGGCAAATCCTGCTGGGCGCACAATCAGTCGTGCCGTGGCGTGATGGACAAAGGGCGGTGGCGTAATGCCCGGTGTAACCGCACTCGACTCCAGCGCCCTGAAAACCCAAGTGGACACGCTGGCGGCACAAATCCCCGCCCCGTCCACTAATATGCCCTCGCCTGAGGCCACCACCGCCACGCCGGGGACCAATCAGACCAAGTTCGCGCAGGAAGGCCACCAGCATCCTCGTCTCACCAGCACGACGCTGGCAACGCTCGCGGCTGACGGAACGGCCACGGTGGTATTCACGCGCACCTTTAGCGCCAAGCCCGGCGTGGTGATTACGGAGGTCGATAGCAACGCGAGCCAGCCTCTGACGCCGGCTGTGCTATCTTATCAACAAGATGGGCAAGGCCGCTATGTCGGCTGCACAATCAAGGGCTATCGCTCGCAATTGCTGCCCGTGCTCTCGCCGCTAAGTGGATCGCTGCTGCTTACCGGCCTGATTACTGGCGTCAATGCGCTCAACGCCATGCTGTCGTCCTTCAATATCTTCGGTGGTTCAGCCTCAGGCGCTTCTGTGTCTGTTGTTGCCATTGCCCGTAGTGACGTTTGACCTGATTCAAAATAGTTCCGGCTAAACCCACCGTGCGCCCTGGCTAGAACCAGGAGCCATTGCATGTCCGAAGAACAGCTTCCGATGAATGATATCGAGCGTCCCGTTGACGCTCCGCCCGCCGATCAAGGTGGGCAACAGCCGACAGAACAGCAGCAGCGCGAACGTGACGAGAGCGGTCGGTTTGCGCCGCGCCAGAACGATCAGCCGCGAGGTCAGCCTAACGCGGAAGCGGCTCGCCGCCGTGAGGCTCAGGAGCGCGATGAAGCCCGTGCCGAGCGTGATCGTTACAAGGCTGACCACGAGGCGCTGAAGAAGCGCTTGGACGACATGGGGTCACTGCTCAAAGGCGAGCAGCAGGAAGCGGCACCTGATCCGATCGCGGAACTTGCCAAGAAGGTCGATGGCATCGCGGAGACCTTTCAGCAACGGCAGGAGCGCGAGCAGGCCGAACAGGCATGGACGCAGGTTCGCACCTATGCCGATCAGGACGAGGCCCGCTTTACGGCGCAGCAACCCGACTTTCCGCAGGCGACCGAACACTACATCATGAGCCGGCTTCACGAAATGAAGGCGCTCGGCATCGAGCAGCAGGACGCGGCGGCGATCCTTCAACAGGAAGCGCAGCAGCTTCTCCACCAGTGCGCGCAGGCGGGTCGATCGCCGGCTGAAATGTTGTACGGCATGGCGCAGGCTCGCGGCTATCAGGCTGGCGCTGCTTCTGCCCCGCAGCAGTCGCCCATGCGCAACGTGACGCCACAGGCTCCGGCTGGTGGGCGTTCGTTCGGCACGGGCGCTGGTCCCGGTTCAGCCGCTCTCACAGCGCAGCAGATCGCGAACATGCCGGATGACGATTACAACGCCTTCCGCAGTACCCCTGAGGGGCGCCGCGCGATCAAGCGTGCGATGGGTGCTTCGTGAGCGGCGGCCCAAAGCATGGGGCATGCCTAAGCCATCTTCATACGATTGGCATCATCATGACGATCACATTGATCGGCGTTGTTTGCTGGGTGTGTGGATACGGCGGTTATCAAATGGGCCTGATTCAACGCACCTGCGGATGATGCAACCTACCACGGGCTGAGCACCAATCCCCCGCTCAGCCCACCCCGCCCGCCTCCAAGCGTAGAGGAGGCACATTCGCCCAAGCTCCCTGCGGATGGGAGTTCGCCCGACCTAGCGAAGTGGTCGATCGGACTTCCACCATTCAGGAGCAGCCTCAATGGCTTACACGGAATATACGACCAACCATCCTCTCGCGCCCACCATCTGGGAACGCGAACTTGCCGCCGAAGCGATTCAGCAGACTTACGTCTGGTCCTTCATGGGCGACACCAACAACGCCCTTCTCGTTCGCAAGGACGACTTCACCACGAAGTCGGGCGACAAGATGATCCTGGGCCTGCGCGCTCAGCTTGTCGGGCGCGGCACCAGCGGCGACGATACGCTGCATGGCAACGAAGAGTCGCTGGTCACCCAGAACGACCTCTTCACGATCAACCAGCTTCGCCACGCGGTCATTTCCAAGGGCCGGATGTCCGAACAGCGGGTGATGTTCAACCTGCGCACGGAGGCTAAGGAGGGCTTGTCCGACTGGTTCGCGGTTCGCTTCGACACGTGGTTCTTCAACCAGATCGGCGGCGCCACCTATCAGAACGATCTCGCCTATACCGGCTTCAACGCGATCGTGCCGGTGGACGCAGGCCATATCATGCGGCCGAATGCCAAGACGGCGGATGAGTCGCTGACGACCGGCGACGAACTGACGCTGATCCAGCTCGACCGTCTGGCCGCTCGCCTGCGTCAGGGCACGTTTGCTTCCACGGGCCTGATGCCGATCCGGCCGATCAAGATTCGTGGCGGCAACTACTACGTCCTGTTCGTCCACCCGAACCAGGTTCAGAGCCTGCGTTCGCAGACGAGCGCGGGCCAGTGGGCTGACTTGCAGCGTGCCGCGATCCAGGGCGGCGTGTCGGACACGCCGCTCATCACGGGCGGCGATTATGTCGGCCTCTACAACGGCATCGTGATCCACCAGAGCGAGAAGGTGCCGTTCGGCGTCAACTCGTCCACGGGTGCGGCGGTTACGAACGTGCGGCGTGCGGTCCTATGCGGCGCGCAGGCGGCCATGTTCGGCATCGGCGGCGACACGCCGGACGATAGCAAGAAGTTCAAGTGGATCGAAGAGCGCTTCGACTACGAGAACCAGCTTGGCGTGTCGGCTTACACGATCGCTGGCCTCAAGGCCTCCCAATATTCAGGCGCCCGGTTCGGTACGTACGTCGTGCCCACCTACGCCCCGCTGATCTAAGGAGACACGACAGTGGGTATTCCTCGCCAATATGAAACGCAGCAGGTTCATTACGTGCGGCGTGACTTCAGCTTCGCCACGGCTGGTCTGTCTACGGGTGTGCTTGTCGGCACGCTTCCGGCAGGGTCGCGCATCCTGAGTTCGCGTGTCTACATCGACACCGCGTTCAACGGCACGACCCCGACGCTTCAGGGCGGCACCACGGCGACCGGCAGCAACCTGTTCACCAGCACGGACGCAGCGCCGGCCACCACGGGTGCCAAAACGCCCGCCACGGCAGCGGGTCAGGGTTCGGGCCTCGTTCTCGCGCAGGATCAGGACTTCTTCCTCTCAGGCAATATCGGCGGCTCCACGGCGGGTGCGGGTTCCGTGACGATCGAGTTCATCCCGCTCAGCAACGGAGGCTGATCCCATGGCGAAGATGGTATGGAAGACCACGCCCAGCGCCGCTTATGAGTGGGCGGAGCTTGAGGGGGGCGACACGATGAGCCAGGCCGAGCGTGCCGCGTTTGTCGATGAGTTCGTGACACAGAACGGCCTTGTGCCGGTCGAAAGCACGTTCATGGGCGACATCCCGACCCATCGCTTCGGCCGCTACAAGGCGGACTTTGCGCTGGCGTCGGCGCTGCCTGTCGCGCTGCCCGGTCGTGAGAGCGATCTCCGCAAGGCGAACGATGAACTCGCGGCCACCAAGGCCGAACTGGCTCGCGCGCTTGAGCAGCTCGGCAAGAAGCGCAAGGGCAAGGAGAACGTCGTGGATACGGGCGACACCGGCACCATCACGGCGGCGGCTGGCGGTCAGACGACCGAAGAGGCCCGTGCCAACCTGAACACGCAGGATGGCGTCAACCTTGTCGGCAACGGCGAGGAAGTCCGCGAGGACATGGGCACGGCCGATCGTTCCGACGACAACCCGAAGAAGTGACCTATGACGTTCGGGGCGATCAAGAGCCGCATTGCGGACGAGCTTGTTCGCCCTGATCTCGCGTCCCAGATCGCTTTAGCGGTCCAGGATGCGATTGGTGAGGCCGCCACCTGTCGGTTCTGGTTCAACGAGGTGCGCGGTCTCACCTTTACCACGGTAGCGGGACAGGACAGCTACGGCGTCAACGATGCGGCGTTCATCCCGCTATTGTCCAAGATCGACACTCTAACGCTGACCGTACAGGGTCAGCAGCGGACCATGGAAGAGGCCAACGCGCTCGACGTGAGCGACTGGCAGGATGGCAACTCAAGCATCTTAGGTGAGCCCGCTTTCTACACCCGGCAAGCTAACGGCATCATTCTTTGGATGACACCGAACGATGCCTACCCAGTGACGATCGCGGGCACCACGCGCTTCGTCCCGCTGGCCGCTGACGGCGACACAAATCCATATATCGAAGAAGGCGAGCGCTATGTGCGGGCGCTGGCGAAGGCCATCGTGTTCGAAGACGTGATCCGTGACACGGACGAAGCCGACCGGCAGTGGGCTCGCGCTGAACGCGAAAAAGCCAAGCTGATGCAGGAGACCGGCAATCGGCTCGCCACTAACTGGCTGACCCCGTTCCTGTGACGGCGCCCATCCCTATCCCGTTCTCGGCATGGGAGCCCGACAAGGCCGCGTTTCAGTCTGGCGTGCTAACTGATGCGCTGAATGTCTCACCTGTGGCCGGTGGCTATGCACCGATCAATGGCTTTCAGATGGGCGCGATCAGCCTGACGACGCCTATTCTCGGCATGGCTGTTTTTGCCGACACGAACCTGAACAGCTACATCTACGCCGGCTCGGGTAACTCGATCTACGTCAGCGACGGCGCGGCGTCGTTCACGTCAGTCTATACGAACAGCACGGCGCTCACGCCGGCCTACCGCTGGCAATATGCTCGGTTCGTCGGCTACGCGGTTGCGACCCGGCTTGATGTGACGCCGGTAGTCGGCAATCTCGGGCCCAACCCGATGACGGCGCTGACCGGCGGTGCGCCAAACGCCATGGTCGTCGGCGTCGTCAACAACTTCCTCGTTTTCGGCAACCTGATCGATGGCGTTGATGGCGCGCGACCTAACCGGGTGCGTTGGTCTGGCTTTCGCAATCCCAATGCCTGGGGCACAAACGTCGGCACGCAGGCTGACTTCAACGACATGCCTGATGAAGGCGGCGCGGTTCAGGCCATCATCGGCCGCGAGTTCGGCACGGTGTTTCAGCGCTACGCCATCAGCCGCATGAACTATGTGGGTCCGGACACGGTATTCACGTTCGACACGGTGGAAAAGCGTCGGGGCGCGATATCACCCGGCGCGGTAATCGATGCCGGCTTGATAGCCGCGTACATCGCGGACGATGGTTTTTTCCTATGGGACGGCACCAGCTCGACGCCGATCGGCAGCAGCCGGGTTAACGAGTATTTCCGCTCGCGGCTGACGACAGGCGCTGAGGATCGCATCGTCGGCGCCTTCGATCCGCTCTCGCAAACGGTGTTCTGGGCCTATCCCACGGATAGTACGCTTGTTCTAAATGAGCGGCTGATTTACTCACTGGCTCAGGATAGCTGGTCCCGTTCCGACCTTCAGGGGGCGTCGTTCGCCAGTGGTTTCGATGTCGGCTTCACACTGGATCAGATGGCCGTGTTCGGGCCGATCGACAACATCACCTTCAGCTTCGATGACCCTCGTTTTCTGGGCGGACGTGCTCGCGCCGTTGGCTTCGATCAGAGCGGCACATACTCGGCGCTGACTGGGCAGACCCTGCAAGCTCAGATCGTCACGGGAGACTGGCAGTCCGCCCCTGGCTCCGTGTCCTACGTCAACGCAATCCGCCCTCAGGTCGATGCGCAGGACGCGGCTTGCGCGGCAGGCGTGCGGCCTCAGACGCTAGCTGATCCCGTCGCTTACACGGATGACTCTGCCAAGGTACTGGACGGGCGCTGTCCTATGCGCGTCTCCGGCCGCTTCATGCGATTCCGGATGACGGTGCCGGCCAACCAGGCGTGGTCCCGCACAACCGGGCTTGAGGTCTATGTGGCCGGGGCGGGCAAGCGATGACCTTTCCGTTTCTCACCAACGTAACGAAGGTGGTCGATTGGGCACGGCAGCTCGTCACGGCCATGAACCGGCGGGACGCTGAGATCGAGCGGCGGCTGAGCGCACTTGAGAAACCACCGTCATGAAGGCGTTCGGCGCTCTGCAAGCCCCACTGGGGCCGCTCGCGGCGATCGTTGAGGCCATCCTGGCGCCATCCGTCGCCACCAATCCGCTTGAAGATCTAGACGACGTGATGGCCGAAATTGATGGCGGTCAAGCGCAAGCATGGGCCGTCACGGATGGTGACACGATCCGCGCCATTGTCGTCACCAAGACATTCGCCAGTCCTGGCCATCGTCAATGTTTCATCGCTCATTGCGCGGGTGAAGGTGTCCAAGAGTGGATCGGCTATCTCGGCGTAATTGAAGAATGGGCCCGATTGCAGGGCTGTGATTCAATCGAATTGTACGGCCGGCCAGGATGGCAGCGACTATTAGGCTGGGATCGTCCCGCCATTGTGCTGCGAAAGGCGCTCTAGTGGGCGGGACTTCCAAGACCAAGACCAGCAGCACGCAGCAGGCGCAGACGACGAACAGCCTGCCATCGTGGCTGCTGAACCCTTATCAGAACGCCGTCACGCAAGCCGGGCAGATGTTTTCACAGCCAGCGGTCAGCGCTGGCACTCAGAGCGTCATCAACAACACGGTGAATAGTGCGAATGCCGGCACGGCGGCCGGTACGAACGCAATCAACATCCTTTCCGGCTTGGCCGGCGGCAATTTCAATAGTCCGACGCTATCAGGCACGGCAAACGGCTCTTACCTTAATTCCGGCCCTGCCGGCGGGTTTTCGGCACCAGCGTCCACGGCGCTGAATGGCTATGCCGGCAATGGCGGAGCGATCAGCACATCGGGCTCTCTAAATGGGTTTGCGAGCAACGGCGGTCCGGCCGCAACGTCAAATGCGCTGAACAGCTATGCGGGCAACGGGCAGGCAATCCAGACTTCCGGGGCGTTGTCGTCTTTGGCCGCCAATGGCCTGCCGACGAGCGTATCAACGGCGCTAAATGGCTACACTGGCAACGGTCAGCCGACGACGGTATCTAGCGCGTTGAATGGTTATACGGCGAACGGCAACCCAACCTCCGTTTCGTCTGCCCTTGACCCGTTCCGTGCTAACGGCGCCTTGGACACGGGCTACATCGACCAATCCGGCCTGAACAAGACGGCCAGCGGCTACTATCTCGATCCCTCGACAAACCAGTACATCAAGGCGGTGGCGGATCAGGGCGCTGATGCCGCGCAGGCCCGGATCAACGCGCAGTTCGGGTCTGCTGGCCGCTCGAATGGCTCGGGTCTTTACGCGCAGCTATTCGGCCAAGGCATCGCGAATGCCTCCGATCAGGTCTACGCGCAGAATTACGCGAACGAGCGCCAGCTTCAGCAGGGTGCGCAATCGACGCTGCTTTCGACCCAGCAGACGGCGCGTGAGGCAGCGCTGGCTCGTCAATATGGCGCCGATCAAAGCGTCTTTGGAGCGGAGAACCAATCTGCGGCAGATGCAGCATCGCGAGCCTTCTCGGCCTCCAACAGTATTTTCGGGGCGCAAAACCAGTCCGCTAGCGATGCAGCGGCGCGGGCGTATGGCGCCTCGACCAACATCTTCAATGCCGGCAACGCCTCGGCAGAATCGGCAGCGGCACGCCAGGCAGCGGCGTCCTCGCAAATCTACGCAGGCGACAACGCCGCGCAGGAGGCGGCTGCGGCACGTCAATACGGCGCTGCGGGATCAATCTTCGGCGCGCAAAATCAAGCGGGCGAGAATGCGGCGCAACGGCAGTATGGCGCGGCCGGAACGATCTATGCCGGTGATAATGCCGCACAAGAAGCCGCCGCCGCTCGCCAATATGGGGCGGCTGGATCAATCTTCGGCGCACAGAACCAAGCCGGCGAGAATGCGGCGGCACGTTCGGCCTCGGCGTATCAGAGCGAGCGCGATCGTCAGCAGTCGGCGGCGCAAGGATTGCTATCTACGCAGCTTAGCGCGTCGGGGCAGCTTCCGGGGCTATTGTCGGCTATCGCATCGGGCAATCAGGGGGCGCTTGCTGCCTCACAGTACAGCGATCAGGCCGGCATGACGCAGCTCGCTAAGTATATCGCGCTCCTGCAAGGGCTGTCCGGTCCGTTTGGGCAGTCGATTAGCAGCGGGAGCAGTAGCGGCACCACGACGCAATCCACCAGCGGTTTAGGCCTCTTGGCCGGACTTGGCGGTGGAGCATTGGCAGGTTGGGCATCTAGCGGGTTCAAGACCTAATGGGCATCATCACTGATCTTGCCGCCGCTCAAGCGGCTCCGAGTATCCAGCCGGGTATGCTGTCGTCATTGGCGGACATGCCACGCATTCGGCCGAACATTCTCGGCCAGGGTGGCGCTTTGGGACCGGGCAGCACGGGGCGGTCCATCGCGGGCTATCTTGGCGATGCCCTGCTTCGTCTCGGCGGTCAGGCGCCGCAATATGCGCCTTACGTGCAAGGTAAGCCCGAGCGCGATCTGGAAACGCTGCTCAAACAGACTCAGCTTGCAAAGGCCATGCAGCCCGAAGCGCCCCACTATTCCGAAGCCAACAACGGCGATTTGTTGGCGACGGATGGGACTGGCACCCACGTGGCTTATCATGACCCGACGCCAAAAGTGACGTGGATCACCGCTGATAACGGCGACGGAACAAAGACGCTTGTACCGGCCATCAATGGCGTTCCGCAATTCGGTGGTGCTACACCGGGTGGTGTTCCGCAGGCGGCTGCGCCGTCCGGCACAGACTTGCCTCCCGGCTTCACCATTCGGGCCAAAGGAGGCGCCGCTAATCCCGGCGGCACCTTTCGCGGACCCAATGCAGGCCCCCGGTAGGATGACGAGCGGACGCCGAACAGTTCAGGGCAACGCAGCGGTAGGCGGCGTGCCAACGAGCCATCACCTCGACGGCGATGCGGCCGATTACGTTGGTGCGACCCCGGATCAGTTGGCGGCCTATTTCGGCCCACGTGCGCGCATCTTGAACGAGGGCAACCATGTTCATGTGACACTGCCAGGGTATGGCCGCGTCCCTTACTTCGGCACTCGCGGCACGGCAGGAATGTAAGCCATGGCATATAACGAAGGCGACATTGCTGATGGCCCGAACGGCGCTACCCTTGTGTTCAAGGGTGGGCGTTGGCAGCCGCTGACCTCGACCGCGCCGGCTATTGGTGGGCCGATTACGCTGGGCACTCCTTCTGCCAGGCAGAAGTATGAGGCGCCACAAGCCGAAGCTACGCTGGGCAACACGCAGGTTGATGCGGCCCTAAAGGGGGCCAAGCTCCCTTACGCTGGTACGACGGCTCAGGCAGAGGCGCAGACGGCAAAGGCTAATGCGGTCAAAGCAGCCGCAGAAGCACAGATTGCCCAAATCACGGCGGCACAGGGCGGCCAGGGTAAGAACCTGTCCCCAGATATTCGAAAGGAAGCGATTGGCGGCTTGCAAGCGGCCGATGCCCTAGAACGCCAAATTGGAGAGATTCGGAACCTTTACAGCAAGGGCCCTGGCGCAACGAAGGGCCTTAGCGGACTCACGGATTATCTTCCAACGACTGTAAACCAGCGCTTTGATGCCGCCGGGAACGCAGCACGCGCTTTTGGTGGTCCTGTGCTTGGCTTTACCGCCAGCCAGCTCAACACCGAAAAGGAGCAGCAACGCGCGATTGGGCCGTATATCCCGCAGGCGAGTGATCGCGATCAGGTAATCGAGGACAAGATCAATCGGCTGCAAGGCTTGGTCGATATGGGCCGTCGCCGTTCGGTTGAAGTGCTTGGCGGCATCCCCGACGCGCAAGGAAACATTCGCGCCGTAAATCCACAACGTGGCGGCGCGCTCGCTATCGCGCCATCTGGCGGCACCGGTGGCGGCTCTAACCCTACCCCGCCGTCTGGTCCCTCGGCGCCTGGCGGACCCGTACTGCCCGCGCCGTCCGGCCCTGCCACGTCAGTGAGCATATCAAACGGCTCGCACACGGTAACTGACCCTAAGCGCGAAGCGGCCATCAACGCGCTCATTCGTGGCAACGCAAGCCCGGACCAAATCAACGCTGTCTCACGAGCGATGGGCGGTGGCGTCGTCGATCCGACGCAGATCGTGAGCGCGCGTAAGTATTTGCAGGCTCACCCCGATTATAAGGGCGGCTTCGCGGACTCAACCACGCAGGTGCCGGATACGATCGCTCAACGCTTGGCGGCCAGTCCGTTGGCAGCCGGTGCCGCGAGCGCGGCCGACGCTGTGATTCCGGCCGGCCTAGTCGGCATGAAAGACAAGCTGAGCGCGGTTCAGCAGGCACACCCTTACGCCTCCCTCGCCGGCTCAATGATCGGCGGCATCCCTATGGCTGTGGGCGGCGAACTGGCAGCAGGACGAGCATTGAATGCCATCCGGCCGCTTGAAGCTGGCGCTACAGAAGCGCAGCAGGCAGCCCGCGCAATCTCGGCGGCTCGGATCGGTGACGCTGGCTATGGCGCTTACACGGGTGCTGGTAATGCGAACGACGGCCAAGGCGCGACCGGTGGCCTAGAGGGCGCTGCGGCCGGCCTGTTGTCGGGCATGGCAGGGCGCGGTGCTGTGCGAGCGATTGGATCAGCCACGCAGGGCGTCACCAACCCCGCTGTTCAATATCTGCGCGATCAGGGTGTACCCCTCACTGTCGGCCAAACGGTTGGCGGCACGGCTAAGACGATTGAGGATCAGCTTACGGGTTATCCGGTTGTGGGTGGGGTGATCAAAGCACGACGCGACGAGGGGCTTACCGGCTTCAACAGAGCCATGTTCCGTCAAGCCGCGAACGGCAATGGCGCCCCTATCACTAACATAGGAGAGCGCGGCGCTGAGCAGCTAGATCAAGCAGTGAACGCCGCTTATGCGCCTGTAGACAATGCCGTTGTTTTTGCTGACGCGCCTTTCGCGACTGATATGCGAAGCGCATTTTTGGCGGCGCGCGATCTACCCGACCCCGTATCAAGCAACGCGATGAGCACTTTTCGCCGCCGAGTGGGCAATAATATGCAGTACGGCGTCACTGATGACGGTCAGATTTTGGCTCGGATGGACGGCAACAATGTTCAGCAGGCCATACGTGGTATCCGTCAGGATCAAGCTGGATTTTCCTCACAGCCCTATGGACATGATTTCGCAGATGTGACCGGGCAAGCATCTGACGCCTTGCACAATCTCCTGCGGCGACAAGACCCTATGGCTGCTGATGCCCTTGACCAAGGAAATTATGTTTATCGGCGTGCAAGCATTGTTGATGAGGCGGTAAAAGCCGCTCGCAGCCAAAGGGGTCCCGATGGTGATGCTTTGGTCATGCCATCACAACTTAATACCGCTTCAGTGACCGGAGCAAACCGTTTTGGAGGCCGGAATGCGGCGGCGACAACGGATCGACCGTTTTATGAATTAGCAACTAATGGCCAAGAGGTGTTGCCGAGTCGCACAGGAGATAGCGGCACGGCTGGCCGCTTGGCCCTTGGTGCTGCCCTTACCGCTGCGGCAGGTGGCGGCGCGGGTTATGGAGGTAGCGAAGGCGGAATTGCAGGCGCCGGTGAAGGTGGAGCTGGCGGTCTAGCAGCCCTTGCCGGCCTCGCCGCTCTCGGCGGGTCGCGGGGCGGGCAACGCGCGTTGGTATCGCTGCTGGCGGATCGTCCGGACTTGCTGCGCCGACTTGGGAGTAACGTTTACGGCGCGGCGAACTATGGGGGGGCTGTGGCCGTTCCCGGCATTCAATCTGCCGTAACCATGCTCGGGCAGTAGCTTGTACTTACGCAAGATCGCGATGGCGAAAGGCTTGAGGAGGCCCACCATGCTCAAGCCGAGTAACGTCATGCCCCTCGCCTACGCCTGCCCCTGATTCAATACAAGCGCCCCTCGTTCGATAGCGGAAACACCACCGCCGGAACGGGAAGCGCATGGGCGTCAAGGACTATAGCACCAACCCGGACAACAACGGCGTTGTCGCGGGCGTTCCCTATTTCCCGCCAAATATGCTGGCGAACGCGCTGGATGATGCAAACCGGCGGGTTATGGCCGATCTGGCGTCGTTGCTGGCCTCCGCCGCCAAATGGCTCCTCACTACGGACTCAACCGTCCAAGACCCCAGCGGCGCCGCCCACACAATTGGCTACCGTAATGTGCCCTTCGTCACACCCCGCAATGCCTCGACGCTTGCGCTCAACGATATGGGCCAAGCCCACGCGTTCACAGGCGGCATAACGGTCCCGGCCAATGCGACGGTGGCCTTCCCGGTTGAGGCGATCGTAACGCTGGTGAATCGCACGGCGGCGGCGCAGGTCATCACCCCCGCTTCCGGTGTCACGCTGCGGCTTTCCGGCACAGCCTCATCCGGCGCACGTAGCCTTGCTCCCTATAGCAGTCGCTACCTGTGGAAGGTCGATACGGACGAGTGGTGGTCCGGTGGGGCGGGCCTCACCTGATGTCCGGCATCCTTGGCATCGTCATGGGAGCGGCGGCGTTC